GAATGTAGTGAACAACTGGGGGTGAATGTTGCCCAGTTGTATGATAAAGTTTCTGCACTCGTGACCTACTGATGAACTATCTCACACCTGATGATCTTAACAATCTGATTCGTTTGGTTGAAGATAACAACCAGTACAATGATGATGAGGATAAAGAGTTTTGGAATGACATTCTCATTCGTCTGAATCAAACTTCCCGTCACTGTCTTGATGAGTTCTGAAATGACTAACACTTTCGATCGTGAAGCACTGGTTGAAGCATACATCGACCGTTTGCTTGACAACATGAGCACCAAAGATCTGCTCCGTATTGTTGGTGATCAGATGGAAGAAAATCTCACCAGTTATACTGATGAGGAACTGATTTCAGAGGTTGAGTCTTACTATCCCGACCTGCTGGAGGACAGTTGAGTAAGTGGCACAAGGGGGGTTGCGGTTCGCCGTGACCCCTGCTATCTTAAGAGTATGAAAAACACCCACCTCGAACACCCCGAAGATACCATCCTGACGGGTGATCTTTCGTGCCTGGATTGGTTCACTGCTCCTGGTAAGTTGAGCGTTAAGATTGACGGTGCGCCCGCTATTGTTTGGGGCACGAATCCTGCCACTGGTAACTTCTTCGTAGGCACCAAGAGTGTCTTCAACAAAGTAAAGATTAAGATCAACGAATCTCACGAAGACATCGACAACAATCATGCAGGCAATGTTGCACAAATTCTCCACTGCTGCCTGGATTCTCTGCCTCGGGTCGATTTTGTCATCCAAGGTGATTTTATCGGGTTTGGCGGATGTTGTGAATACACTCCCAACACCATCACCTATCAGTTCCCAGAAGTAGTAGAGCAGAGTATCATCATTGCTCCGCACACTCGCTACGAAGTTAACAACGACCTTCGTGATGCTATTGCGTTCCCTGATACTGCAACCTGGAATGATACCGAGCATGTGAAGTTTGTGCAACCTCAAGCATACATTCTGCACGGTCAAACGTCCTTCGCTGATGTAGAGGAAGTCTGCAAGTTTGCCCGTCAAATGTCTACTGCCTGTGAGTTTGTTTCTGATAAGGAAGCGGCAAAGATCAAACAGCAAATCAACGCCTGCATTCGTGCTGGTGAAGAAGTGAATCCTGAGGACTTTGATTGTGATGCTAACCTGCTGCGTCTGTGGGCATTGGTGAAGTCAATCAAAGATGATTGTTTGTTCCTCTGCCGCAATGATGGTCCTGCTGCTTATCTCTACGGCAACAGAATCGACGCTGAGGGTTATGTCATGACCAATGAGTTTGGTATGTTCAAACTGGTGAATCGTGAGGTCTTTTCTAACGCTAACTTCAACAACGGTCGCTTTCAGTGTGCCAGTTGAGAAGGTGGCACACACCCCCTAGACCTGGCACCCTGGCACCCTATACTGACATCAGTTCAAACGAACCCCATGGCACTGACCCGCTACGAAGTCCGTTACCAGACCCCCTACAATGCCTGTGAGTGGCGGTCGCAATGGTTCGCCACCTATGATGAGGCGATGCGTATGGTAGACTTTTACCGTTCCTGTGGATCCCCTGCTCACCTGGCACCCTGATGCGATCCCTGACCCGTTCCCGCTCCCCTGAGTTCCACCGCGTTACCATGCTGAAAGTCGCTGCCATCGCCGTGCTGCTCTGCCTGCTCTGGGAACCGATCCGCCCGATCCGCAATGTGACAGCTCAGGCACTGTACACTGCAGGCGACATGATCGCCCGCTGACCCGCTACAATACTCTCAGTTCACAAGCGAACCCCAATGAAAGTCCAGCAAGTCGGCAGCAACCAAACTGAGGTGACCCTGGCAGACGGGACCTGCATCCTGTTCTCCTATGATCAACCCGTCGCCGCTATTGTGCCTGGTAAGGGTTGGATGCGTACCGCCTTCAAATGGAGCGCCACCACCACAAAGCACATCAACGCCTGGCTGCGGAAGAATCAGGGCGCCTACGTGATCGATGGGGTTGCCAGTGTGCCACAATGGGATCTGGATCAACTGGTGGCATTCTGACCCCCCTGACCCTCTACAATACTCTCAGTTCAAACGAACCCCCCCCCATGCTGAACTTCCTCCTGGATCACCTGCCCGTGTTCATCAATGTGGACTGCCAGGGCAGCGCCGCCTGTGATGCCATCATCCTCTCCCCCCTGACCCGTACCGCCATCGTCAAGTGGCAGTCTGGCAGCGTTGGCGGGTATCCCTGCCGCCGCCGTGACATGCTGCCTCTGCTGTTCAACCGCGACCTGAGCAGGGGACAGTGGGCAAACCGCACACTCCTGGCATACTGAGCACCCCTGACCCCTTACAATACTTTCAGTTCAAACGACACCCCATGACCTACGCCCAGATCACCGCCGCCGAACTCTCCGCCTCTGAGGCACGGATCGCCATCTTTGACCTGGCAGACGACTTCTCCTGGGAGACCGTCGCCCGTGAGATGATCTCCCAGATGAGCGGCGATCAGGCACGGGAGTTCCTGGAGGACTTCATTGCCGACTATGCCGCCTGAGGCACTGGCACAAGGGGGACACCAAACCCCCCACCCCTGACCTTATACTGATTCAGTCAACCGCGAACGACACCATGCGCTACAACCCCGCCACCGACCGCGCCCTGAGCATTGATGAGATCGCTGCCCAGTGCCGCGCCGCCATTATGAAAGCAGATGAGCGCCGCTACGTTGAACAGGTCGCTGATCGAATCTACGATGAGGTCCTGACCTTTGCCCGCTGGGAGGATGATGTCCTGATCGCCGCCTGACCCTTTCTACCCTTTGACCTTTTACCTTCCTTCCATCATGACCGCTAACCTTGCCATCTCCCTGCTCCGTCGTGGCAGCAATGGGGATGAGATCCTGCAGATCCTGGAGACCCTTGTGGATGGGATTGAGCAGGATAACATCGCGGATGCCGCTGCCCACTTCGAAGCGATCCAGTTCTGACACTGACCATCGACCCCCACGGTTCGCCGCTGGGGGTCTACAATACTCTCAGTTCACCACCCGACCGATGATCTACCCCCTCTCCATCTGCTCCGATCTGGTGACCCGCGAAACCAAATGGGTCAGCGCCTCCGCCAACGCTAAGAACGCAGACGGTCGCCCTGCCCCCTACATCTGCTGGGGTGTGCCCACTGCCATCATCGCGGGGCAGTTCGCCGCCGCCCATCGCAACGACGTTCGCCATCTGCAGTGGGGTTGACCCGCTGCCCCTGACCCTGTACAATTCTCTCAGTTCACCACCCCACCCCATGACCTACACCATCACCCGCCTTCCCCGTCGCGGTCCCCGTAAGGGTGAGACCTGGATGCGTGGGTCTCAGTCCCATGGCACCTCTGGCGGTGTGCAGACTGTTCGTGCTGATGACGGCGACCACACCCTCACATCGCGTGGGCGTTCTCAGGGTTCGGGTGATCGCTGCGTCGGCGCTGGTCTGACCCTGAACGCTGTCGGCGGCATCGGCAAGGTGATGGTCGCTGATCTGGATAGCGCCATTGCCAACGCCAAGGCACAGCATCGCGCCGACCGTATCGCCGCTGCCCGTGATCGTCTGATGCAGCGCGTCGGGCATTCTGATCTGGCAGTCCGCTTCTGACCCCACCCCCTGCCCCCTGCGTTCGTGGGGGGCAGTTCGTTCGTGTTGAGCAGGGTATTGATGGCGGCGGCGCCCTAGCGCGACCGCGTTATAAATTCTTAGGGTCCCCATAAGCTATAAACGACCCAGATCGACCTCTCAATATCTCTCTAATCAAAAAATTCCGGAGAATATATAATGTTATCAAAAGGTTGAATATTATACAAAAATGAGAAAAAATTCCGGAGATATTTTCGAGCCCGTTAAAGTCGATCCAATTACTGGAGAGTATTATATCGTAATTCCAGAACAGATTATCAATGAACTTTCTTGGTACGAAGATACGGAAATTAAAATCGTACTCGAAGGTAATGAAGTTATTCTATCAGATAGAGACTGATTGACAACTGCTACATAATATTGTATGATACTGAAGTAAACAACTTATCTTTATGGCTAAAGGATTTACAGTTAAAGCAAAAGCTCCCATTGTGAATAAATCACAAGAAGACTGGGATTACAACGCTGCAAGAGAAATGATCAGAGGCAAATCAATTGTCTTCTGTCTTCCTGGGCGCGGTGTTTCTTACACTTATTTGAAGAACTTTGTACAACTCTGTTTTGATCTTGTGCAGAGTGGGGCAAATATTCAAATTTCGCAAGACTATTCATCAATGGTAAACTTTGCAAGATGCAAATGTTTAGGTGCGAATGTTCTGCGTGGACCTGACCAAATTCCCTGGGATGGTAAATTAAAATATGATTATCAATTGTGGATTGATAGTGATATTGTTTTTAATACTGAAAACTTCTGGCAACTTGTTCTGATGGATAAGGACATTGCTGCAGGTTGGTATTGCACTGAAGACGGTCATACGACCTCTGTTGCACACTGGCTAGAAGAAGATGACTTCCGCAACAATGGTGGTGTAATGAACCACGAAACTCTTGAAAGTATCTCAAAGCGTCGTAGACCTTTCACTGTAGATTATACGGGTTTTGGTTGGCTTTTAATTAAGCATGGCGTGTTTGAGCATTCTGAAATGAAGTATCCTTGGTTTGCACCTAAAATGCAAGTCTTTGAATCTGGTGATGTTCAGGATATGTGCGGAGAAGACGTATCATTCTGTTTGGATGCTAAAGAAGCAGGTTTTGAAATTTGGTGCGACCCTCGTAT